AGATCATTTGGGAATATAAAGTCATCAACCAATCCATATGTCACATCTTTGTGCAGATAATACTGAACATAATCGAGAACAATGTCATATGTGTCTATTAATGCTGTGTGTTTCAGTTGCAGAAAATCAAGATATGTGTCAATGTGATCTCCAAGTTCTCCATAAAATATACGAGCATCACGCCAAAATGAGAAAGTATATTCCACCCAGTTCTTTCTCAGTCTTTTATTGATAATATCATTGACTTCAAATGCTGCTTTGACGTTTTTCAGAAATGTAGTTCGTGTTCTTGGATATTGGCGCAATAGAGAATCCATCGGAAAATCATCTTCATCCCAATTAAGAAAACGCATGAAGTCATTGACAGAGCGTGTTGGATGGTGTTCCTTTGTTGCTGATATCCAGAATAAAAGAGCAAAATTGATCGCATTGTTCTTGTTAAACAATGGATTTATCAATCTGTTTGAGTATCTTTTTGTATTACTCATTGAACTAAAGTTTGATAAATATACGAAATTAATTTAATATATGTCTAACTTATTTTATTAGATTTGTAAAACATGACAGCAAGACAATTTGCAGAAAAACTGAAGCTGTTCTCAGAGGAATGGCAAAACAAGAGAACAGAAATCGCTTTGAAGGCATCATTTACGCAGATAAACATTGCCAAACAGCGAGTCATTGACACAGGTCAATCCTCAAAAGGATCGCCATTCGGAACTTATGCACAATCAACGCAGAGATTCAAGCAACGTACTGGCAGAAAATCAACGACATCATTTCCTTTGATAAATTTTACTCAAACTGGTGAGATGTGGAGAAAGGTCTTGCCACAGATAACTGATGTCACAGGCGATTCTGTGACTATAAAAGCAGAGCCTGTTTCTGGTGATCGCAAAAAGGTTTTTGGTATTCATAATAAAAGGTTTGAAGATAGTAAAGGAAACTTGGTTGCATTAAACAAAGAAGAAGCAGACAACTTGGCAAACGATTACAAAGGATATCTTGATGAACTTATAAAAAAGTATTTTGCATGAAAAGTAAGGCGTTGAAATGGCTCAAAGAATGGGCAGAAGAAGGTCTGTTCAGAATAGAAATAACAGAAGATAGACAAGTCATCTTTTGGATTATGGGAAAAGGCATAAACGTAACAAAATGATAAACAAAGCAATTGCACAGTTTCAAAGTGATCTCACATCTCTTGCATGGGTTGAGAATTATGGAGGCTTGACACACATTGTCAGCAATCCATCTATTTCAGACGATGGTTCTCGCTACCCGGTGTCTCAGTTCTGCAATTTTGAGCAATGTTGGAATGGTGGCGTATATAAGGCACTTGTTCCAGATAGCAACACAAAATCTCTGATGTATTATGAGCAAATTGGATCAACGACAGATGCTGGTGATTCTTTTCGTGTTGGTGATGTTTCACTTGACACACCTGTTCGACTTTTTACATGGGTAAATCTTCAGAAGATTGGTCTTGATCAAACAACTACAAAGAGTCCATTCATAAATGATATATTAAACATCTTCAAGGTTGTAAAATCATCAGATGGCGCACGTTTTGAGGTGAAGCTGACAGAGATCGAGACTGATGACATCACGAAGGAGCAGTTTGCAAAATACAATTATAATAACTTAGAACGTCTGCTTTATTATCCTTACCTTGCTATAACCATAACATTTAATTTCAATATAAAAGGCGATGTCTCTTGCATGGATAGTGTTGCTGTTGGTGAAGAGATAGCTTGTAAAAATTATTCATACACATGATCTTTTATGCCATCACTTGCGGAGTCATTGCTTCAGCTTGGATTCATCTGATGACTAAGCCGGGCAAAATATTTGATTTCGCTGAGTTCTACTTCAAAAAGTACATCACAAGAAACAAAAAGGTAAATACTGTTCTATTTGACTGTGCAGCTTGTCTGTCTGGACAACTTGCGCTCTTGTGGTACTTGCACAACAAATTTTTTATCTTCTATGATGACACATCAATTGCAATGATTTTTTATGCAATTCTTTTTGGTGCTGTCATATCAAAAGTATTGACATATGAGTTTAAAACGCATTGACTTTGAGAAAGGAGTATTTGAATCGAATGGGAACAAATACTACATCGCACCACTTGAAATGCCTTATAACAGGTTAGTTAAGTTCTCACAGTTGCAAAGTGAGATCACCAGAGGTGTGAAGCTGGAAGATGCTGCCAAGTTCATCTATGATGTATATAATGAGATGAAGAAAGGTCAAGATGGCACACACAAAGAATCATTCATGTCTGCTTTTGAGAAGATAGCCGATTTTGTAAAGTCAATGGAAGGCTTTAATCCTGAGAAATTGGCTGCTCAGAATTATGACAGGTACATGGAATTTTGCACTTTTTTCATTCTTAGGAATGATGAAGATTATACTGTTTGGGATGCCAGAATTGCTGAAGAAAAGGTCAATGATTGGCGCAGAGATATCTATCCGAAAGACTTTTTTTTTGCAGTATTTTGGCGATTAAAATTGTTAACGGAAGAATCGCTCAATTTTACCCAGCAAATTCAAAACCTGTAACTAAAGAGAATAACAAAGAGGCTTCATTAAATCCTGACAAGTTCAATGTGTTACTAAATTTAGAAAGACTGATGCGATTTGCATTGTCTGTTCTGCCAGATGATCGCTCTGATCTTGAGCGAATGCCTCTTGAACAATTGTTGACTTCTTTCAAGGAGGCAGAGTATATCTATGAAAAGAAAAAAGAGGCTCAAAGAACCTCTTAGCCATTCAATTCAATGAAATAACTCGACTTTAATAATACATACAAAGTCATTGTTTGATAATGACTTGGATTGTTTATTTGTCAAATAATTTTAAACAATGGCAGATTTAGTTTATAGCATCAAGTTTGATGATGGTGAGTTTCTGAAGAAATCTTCGGACATGGTTGCTGCTGTTCAGCAACTTGAAAAAGAGGTTGACAAAGCAGGTGGTGAAATTTCCAAGACGATGAAGGAAAATGCGAGTGCGACAGACAAATCAGCCAAGTCAACAGATAAACTGACAAAGACACAAAAGCAACTCACTAAGGAGCAGAAAGAAAGTCTCGATGTCATAAACAGATCTATCAAAGATTATAAAGTCTTTGGTCTTTCAATAAATGATGTTTCTGGAAGCCTTCGACTATTGAAAAATTCTGTAATTGCTTCTGCAAAAAGTGTGACTACATTGTCTGGCTCATGGAAATTATTGACAAAGGCACTCATTGCATCAGGTATTGGCGCAGTCGTTGTAGCATTTGGATCACTTGTTACATTCTTAACAAAAACACAAAAGGGAGCAGAGATTTTAAATAGAGCTATTGCAGCAATAGGTCAAACCTTTACAACTGTCACCGATGCAGTCTCTTCATTTGGTGAAGGCTTGTTTGGTTTCTTTACAGGTGGAGGCAAAGAGGCTCTTGTAAAAGGCATAAAAGAAGCACGAGAAGAAATAGGCAATCTTGGTGAAGATTTAAAAGCTGCTGATGACATTGCAAGAAGGCGTGATGCTTTGGCAAAAACCATGATTGGTTTACGAGTTGAAACAGCATCAGCAAGAAAAGAAATATTCAAATATAAACAAACAGCAGAAGATTTATCAAAACCATTTGAGGAAAGATTAAATGCTGTTCAAGAAGCGTTTAAAATAGAACAAGACCTTGTCGCTAAAAGATTAGAAGCAGCAAGAGAACAATTGGCTATTGAAGAAAAGGAGAACGCACAAAATAAAAGCAAGACAAAAGACTTTGAGGCTCAAACAGCAGCAGCAGAAAATCTTGCAGCCATTGAATTAGAATCAATCCAATTGTCGATCGAATTGAAATCTAAAGAAAACGCACTTTTACAAGAGCAAGAAGCAAGGATAAAAGCATTAAGAGATGCTTATGTGTCGCAATATAACACGATGAAAGAACAGTTGCTTGAAATAGAACTTGCTGAAAGTGATCCTCTTGAAAGACTTGAGAAGCAACGAGAAATCGCTCTGAAAGGTCTTGAAGAACAAAAGGGTTCATTGATAGACATTGCAAAATCTCTTGGAGAACCTATTGAAGATATTGAGAAAGCATTTGAAAAACTTGCTGAGAATGTAAATCTTGGCTTCGACAGAGCAATTGATGGTATTGATGCACCAGAGATCAAATCAAAAGTTTCAGAGACATTAAAGAAAACATTTGAGATTGATGATCGTGATGTTCCAGAATTAACTGTCAAATTCGCATCAACAACAGATCAAGATTCGCTTGGCAGATCATTGAAAAATATTGCTGGTGACGTTGATTCTTTCTTAAATTCTCCAGAATTTCTCGCTGCCTTTGATCTTGGAAATAAACTTGCAGATAGCTTTCAAGACATCTTGCAAGGTCAAATTGATCAACTCGATGCGCTATCTGAACAACGTGGAAGGCAAATTGAACAGCTTCAGGAAGATTTAGAACTTGAAGAACAGTTGATGAAAGAAGGTTCTGCTAATAATGTAGCGACAAAGCGTGAAGAACTTGCAGCACTACAAAAAGAACAAGAAGAAGCAAACAAGAAAGCAAATGAACTGAGAAAGCAACAGATAGAAATTGAACTTGCGCAATCATTAGCACAACAAAGTGCCGCCTTAGCACAAGCAGTTGCGAACATCTTTTTAGAAGGTTCCAAACTGCCTTTATTTGTAGGTATCGCTGCTGCAGCAGGTATAGTCGCAGGAATGTTGGCATCAGTTGCTTCAGCCAATTCACAGATCAAAAACTTGACAGCGTTGTCTGGAGGTGCAGAAAGACTTGGCGATTACACAGGCTATGTCGCTGAAGGCTATGGAACAGACAGAGTTTCAGCTTCTCGTGGTCTGCGTGTCGTTCATTCATCTGGTCGTGATACAGGCGTGAGACTTGGAGGCAATGAGATGATCGTTGATGAAGGCACATCAAGAAACATTGGTCACATCATTATGGCTGCCAAAAACAATTCAAAGTTTGCCGATGATTTAAACGCTTGGTATAATGGTGTAGATGCAACACCTAACATCATATATCATTCGCAAAAGATAGAGGCTTACAAGCAACCTGAGAGCGTTTCTCGTGAAGAAATGGAACAAGTCTTTGAGTCTGTCATGGACAGACATCTTGAAAAATACTTCAAAAAGCGAGGCAAAGAAATTGCATCTCAAAGGTTCATATCAAAAGAATCGAAAAGAGGCATTCTGGAGACTGTTCTCAAAGATGGTTCTGTGAAGCGAAATAGATCAGCGAAAGGATAAAAAAAGACCATCCAACTGCGTTCAGTCAGATGATCTTCGCTCCGTAATTAATAAATAATTGCGTATGAAAGAAATTGATAACCTTAATATTTAAGAGAAACCTTGTTTCTATTTCTCCAATTGTAAATTTCTTCTATCAATTCGATATGATTATATCTCATCGTCAAAGACGATCATTGGATTCAATCCAGCCACTTTGCAGAATTTGTAAAGACCTCCGATTCCCATCTTTCCTGTCTTTAATTTATCAAACATGTGATAAACGCCAAGTTTACCATATTCTTTCACAAGTGCTTGTCTTATTTCTTTATCTACATCACCTTTGAATTTGTAGAACTTATTTGACACGATCTCAAACGCTTTCATCTGAAGATCAATCGGTGCTTTTATCTGTTTACTCATTTTTTTGTTTTTATATTGTTTCAAAAGTCCTCTTCGCTCTACTTTTAGAGCGAAAGAGAAACCAACACTAAGAATTAAATTCAAATTTTATTAAGTCTTTTATTTTGATATTATAGCAATCATCTTTGAACTTCCAACCATTGACATCACTACTTCCTTTTTTATTGAAATCAGCTTCCGCAAAAAAATCTTTCTTTCTCTTATAACCAAGCAAGAAGCATTGACTCAAATCTTCCAGAACCCGGACAAAGAAATAAAAGTCACACTCTTGTGTTGTGTTATGCGCTGAGATACTGCACAGATAATGAGGCTGAGGCGTGACAGTTGTTCTCTTTGTTTTTACATCAACTGTGTGACCTTCAATCTTTAAATCATAGTTATACGTTGAATCAAAATCAACATTAAATCCAGCATCAACAAAAGTATCAAAGATTATGATCTCACCCAATGCGCCAAAGATGTTTCCTTGTCCAGATGTGATTGATCCACGCAATGATTCAAATGGATATAAATTCTTTGCTCTTTCAATCTGGTCTTCTCGTACTTTTACTTTCACTTAATTATTATATGAGTTTCAGTAACTTCAATCTCATTTGCCCAGCCACGCATCACACGAACAGGCTGCGATTTTTGATTGTGAGTTTCAGCAGGAACATTACATACTAAATGTGGTCTGTGAATGCACTGATTTTTAAAATGTACGCTCCACCAATCTTTTTTTTTGACCCAGTGATAAAAGAATCTGCGTTGAGTATCTTTTTCTTTTGCAACCATCATATATGGTCTTTTAGGTTTATTAATCTTCTTTATTCAAAATTGATTGCTCATTCCCACACCAATCACACCAATAATGGTCATGCCTTTCTTCCATTTCATAACATCCACAGTTATTGCAGATTTCCGATAGCTTGTTTATCTCTCTCATGGTTTAAAGTATATCTTCTCCCCACTCTTCTTATCAAAGAAAAAGAAACGTGGTACTGCAATGGTGTCAAGCACAGTCTCTGTTCTGATAAAGAACTTTGTCTCCGCAGTAATGCCAACTCCAGTTGTATCACTCGCCACAATAGGAATAACTCTCTGCACCTCCGCTACTGCATACACTATTTCAACTTGCGCATTAGCGTCAATGGTCATCTCAGGCAATGGCTTGTATTCCGGTTGCTTGGCTTGTTGAGAAAAGCCGATAATCGGCAATGTGATTAGAATCAATGTTTTTAATACTGTTTTCATTTTAATTATTTTGTTGATTAATTATTTGAATGCCAAATCTTATCATTCCAAAAGCTGACGATCAACTCTTGCAAATCTTGATCTGGCTGTTTGATAAGTTTAAAAGTGATCATTCCCATTTATTTCATGCCATAAAATAAACAGCAAAAATAACAAGAAAACCAGCATCACGAATATACGAATATCATTTATCATATCTTTTAATTTAGGTAAATATGCCAATGTTTTTCAAATTCTTCATTGTTCAGTTCAGAATAAAACAAAATGAATCTTATATGATTTGGAAGCCAGAAAGAATCACGAGGCTTCCACATTTCCATTGTCAAAAAATCTATTTCTGCGTAGTCTTTTATCTTTTCCATTTGTTTATCTGTTTGCTTTAACAATTCCAGCACCTTCTCTGAGACTGATTTTTGGCTTTCGATCAATGTCATCAAATCTGACTTGTGTCCACTTTCCTGCACTCCATGATTGAGTTCCTCGCCTGTCGCAAGTCCACAATTTACCTTCAGAGCATCGAAACAAGTTCTTTGCGTACTGATTAACAACTTTAGCAGGAAATTTTCTGCCTTTGTAATTTACGATTACTTCTTTATTCTGCAACATAAAATACATTTTGATTTTTGATAATCTTACCATCCCAAGCATAGACGTTTGATTTGTCCTTTAGTCTGGTAACTTTTTTCTCTTTATTCAAATAGAAGAAATCCATGTCGTTGATCATAGGAACATCTTTGATCATATCATGCAATAAATTACGCTTTTCAAGAAATTGCTCATGTCTGCCCATTATTTCATCTTGGATGCCAACTTCACAAGGCACATTGATCAATTCAAACCGATCTTCAATCGGTATATTGTATTCAATCTTATTGCCATACTCATCAATCTTGTTTGATGTCAAGTAGTAGCACAGAACACCTTTGTCATAGCCTGTTGCCAACATCTGACATTGTATCTGTGCAATGTAAGTTTTTGGAACATTGCTTATGTTCTTAAAGAATGATGATATGGTGTAAGGACATTTTATGTCAATCACACATTGTTGATCTTCATCTGTGATGTCTGGAGTTGCCCAAAGATGATCTTTGATGAAGATCGTTTCATCTGATCTCAGACGTGAACTCGGAAATAGAGGCTTCACCACATGGTGAAATGCCTCTTCTTCGTTGAATAAACCATGCTGCATTGCAACAGTTGTCAGTTCTCGCCTGTATCCGTTGATCATTTCTTCGACCTTCTCCAAGATCAGAGATTGCGCTGTCTTAGAGTTTATGCCATCTCTGGTGAACAGTTTGCCAATCTCGGATGCACCAATGCCTCCTATCTTGTCTGGATTCATCATTGTAGAAGCATTTTCTTGGTTGTGAAAATAGTTTTGATCTCTGGATAAGTATCAATCTCTGATTTGCACTCTTTCCACGCTTCTGTCAAGTCTGCTACTGATTCGCAGCCTTCCAATTTTAGACTGACCTTCGTCAGAACATCTTTTGGGATTGCTTTTTTGATTAGCTTCGTAGATGGTGTGAATGTGCCACCTCCACCTTGATTTGCTTGAGCGTTCATGACTTCTTCGTATGAAGCCACAGATTCATCCAAAATTCCAAGACATGCTAATGCACGACCCCATGCAGATGTCTCTGCATTTTCGACATGGGATGTCTTATTTATGAAAGTTGATCCTTCCTTCTCCATTGCAAATCCTGTTGCAATCGTTCTGCCTTCTGGATTGATTACAGAGGCTTTGAATACGACCTTCTGTTCATCATATCTGACCATCTCTGTGATTAAAGAGTAATCTTTAAACTTGGAACGAAACTCTTTGATTCTTTCGGAAACAGGCACATATTCTGCACCCTTGATATTAACTGTTTTCATGTTAAATTATTTATTTATTTAAATTAATTTTTGTAACATCGCTATCTTCTAAAATGGCAGCAGTCACCAAAGGGAATTGCATGAACATCTTGTAATTGTTTTTGGTATAATGCAGACATTCTTCTGCTCCCATCTTGGTATATCTTATAAGACCAGCACAAAATTGATCTGTATCAACAATCCATATTTCACCATCAACTGTAAACTCCAATGCTGTCGCTCCTGACATCGCTGTCAAAAGCCTAACATCCTGTAATTTTTCTGATATTCTGTCTATTTCTGTAATCATATTACTTTGTTTTAAGAGTTTAAAAATATGAGCAGTTTGCGACTTGCTCAGGTCAAGCATAAAGATAAACGATTAACGCTCATGTCTTTCTTCAACATCCATTGGTTCAATATCTAATGGTTCACAAGGGTATTCCAAGTGCCAATTTTGAGCTTCTGGTGGTAAATATGGATTAAAGTGATTCATGTCTTTGTTTGTTATTTCCATCATCGAGTAGTGATTAAATCACCTGACTCAGAAACCTGATTCCTAAATCCTAACCCAGACTCGGTACGGTCACCGAATCTTTTAGTTAATTCCTCTTCGCTACACCTAATACAACTATTTCTAAACCAATCCTGCATCTCACCAACGGTAAGTTCCATCCCGTCTGAACTTATTATTAATGTTTCCTCATCGTCTTGAATGAGCGACCACATTAACCTTAGCTCTTCTTGAGATTGGAAAACTGTTCTACCGTAGTCTCCGCAAAATGTGACTCCTAAACTTTCTTGTTCAAATGTTGTAAAACGTGTCATGTTTGTTTGTTTTTAAGTGTTAAAATGGTGAGCAGTTTGCGACCTACTCAGGTCAAGCGTGATGTCTTATGATAAATTAATTCCGTGAACTTCGTTTTCAGTGATTGATTCATTTTCCCAAGTCTTAACAATGCTAAGAACAAAAAGAATTGTTGAAAGAGCCATCCAAAGAGACTGATTAAATTCAATATGACCATCGTTCATGTCTGACTGCAATCTTTTGATAGCTTTTTCAAAGTCATAATAGTAATATCCATCAAGAAGCCCGTATGTCATATTCCTTATAGCCTTCAATCCGTTTATCTCACTTGCATTTATACTCATAGGACCAATTGAACAAGTTATGGCATCTCTCATTTCTGATGTCATTAGTTCGTGTCTGTTAAAATTAAAGTATCTTTTCATGTCTGTTTTTTTTTAGTTGTTAATTAATTACATCAACAAATATATATGTTTTTTTTATAAAAAAAAATATTTATTAAAAAAAAATCAAAAAAAAACCTCCTCAAACTTGGGTGAATGAGGAGGAAAACGTGTAACATGAAAAAAATCTACTTAAAGACTATGCAAATATATAAAATATTAATCATGTATATTTGCAAAAAAAACTTTTACAATGAAAACATTTAAAGACGAGAATGGACAAATACGCATCTTACAAGATTATTCAGTATCTGATCTTTTTGAACAATTCAATGATAACATCTGGCAAGGTGTAGCAAAAGAAGATCGTGAATCACTTCTTCAATTAGAATTTGACAAGATGTCTCGTGATCTTGATCAACTGGGAGATTTATTGAAAAAACTTAAAAACAGATAAATATGAATAGAGAGCCATATGGTATCTTTTATGTGAGCTGGTTAAATGACCAGAACTTAAAGCATTCCGAATTGATCTTATTATTGAGACTTTCTAATTTATCAGCAACAGATGGCTTCGCTTATCCTTCAAATGATTATTTAGCTGAAAAAATGGGTTGCGATCCTTGTACTATTTCAAGACATATATCTTCTCTCATTAAAAAAGGATATATCAAAGTTAAGTATGAAAAAAATGGTGCATTAGTAAAGAAAAGACTCATTTTTTTAGTGCATTCTACGATTGACAAAAATGTCAAGCCACGATTGACAAAATTATCAACCACGATTGACAAAAATGTCAAAGAGAATAATAAAAGTATTAATAATAAAAGTATTAATATTAAGAAACCGCTTGATTTATTGAAATCTGATGCTTCAAAATATGAGATTTTGTGCAAACATTATTTCAGTCTATCAAACCTTGATGATCTGCTCTTCAAATGCTCTAAATCAATAATTGAAAACAACAAAGATTGGCAAGAATGGAAATACAGCCAGATATACAATAGATTTGCAAAATATCTGTCTGCTTGTATGAACAATAAAGCAGAAAAAGATAAAATTGAAGATAATGGAAGATATAAATGGTTTTAAAATCGCTTTTGAGCGCATTTAGGTTCGATTTAAGCGACTTTTATATTAAAGTAATATCAATACATCAAAATAAAATTTAAACGTCTTAAAACGCAAAATATGAAGAATATCGAAATGAGTGTCATTGGAACTCTTCTACTAAACAACAAAAAGTTTCTTGAAACAGAAAGTCTTTTGAAACCACCGCACTTCTTTGAGCGAACAAATCAAGAAATATATCGACAAATTCACAAGCAATACCAATCAAAAGAACGCATTGACTTGAACATTCTTGCAGAAGATGTATCAAAAAAATGTCACATCACACTTGATGATCTGCACGAGTTGATGAACATTTCAGTATCTGGTTCTTTTTACGAAAATATCGAAAGACTTGATGACCGATACAAAAAATATCAACTGACAATGCTCATTGATCAAGCCAAAATGTCTATAAACGAAAAAGATTTGTCTGAAACAATTGGCAAACTTGATAATGGCATCAACGATATTTTGAGCAACATCGACAATAAAAGCACAGGACATATTAAAGAAGCATCGCTTGATGCACTTGAAACCATCGCCACCGCCAAAGCAACTGAAGGTCTTACAGGAATAGATACAGGATTTTCGGATCAAAACTTTCACACAGGTGGCTTTCAACTGACAGACCTCGTAATTTTAGGCGCAAGACCGGGAATGGGTAAAACAACGCTTTCAATAAATTGGATGCTACACGCTGCAAAGCAATTTCCTGTTGTAATGTACACGCTTGAAATGTCACCACAGCAAGTCTTTTACACAATCATTTCTATTGAGTCAGGAATATCTGTCGAAGATATGCGCAAAGGCAATGTGACAGATCAAGAAATGCAAAAGATTTTTGAGATCACAAACCAAATCAATGAACTGCCTATCTTCATAATAGAGAAATTCAAAATAGATGACATCATCGCTTCAATGCGTTTCATGAAGCGTAAATACGGAATACAAATGGTCTTCATTGATTATCTACAACTGATTGATCCCGGTGATGTACGATTATCAAGAACAGAACAAGTAAGCGTGATGACAAGAAAGCTGAAATTGGCATCGAAACAATCTGACTGTAATGTCTGCACAATCTGTCTGTCACAGTTGTCTCGTGCCTTAGAGCAAAGATCGGACAAAAGACCAATGCTTTCAGACCTTCGTGATTCTGGAGCGATAGAACAAGACGCTGATCAGATTTATTTCGTGTACAGAGACAATTATTACAACCACGAATCTCAGGATCAGTACACAGAATTGATACTTGCAAAAAACAGACATGGAGAAACAGGCAGATGGAAAAGATCATTTAACAATAGAAAGTTTACTGTATATGATGAATTAGTTGAACCAGATGAAAGTCCTTTTGACATATTTTAATTAATTTTAATCAAAATCATAATTATGTACAATAAGATCATTTTAATTGGCAACATCGGAAAAGATGTCGAAAAAAGAGATGTCGGTGATCAGACAGTCTCAAACTTTTCATTAGCTACTTCTTCAAGCTATAAAGACAAGAATGGAGAATGGCAAGAATCAACAGAATGGCACAACATTGTGTATTGGCGAAACCTTCCAGACTTTATTCAGAAAGGAAGCCAAGTATTTATTGAAGGCAAGATCACCACAAGGAAATGGCAAGACAAAGAAGGCAATGACAGATACACAACAGAGGTCATCGCATCACGAGTGCAAGTTCTTGGAAAGAAGAATGAAAACACGATGCCTGAACT